GGTGCACGAGCTCGGCATCGTCCATGCGGAGCTGAATCGACTGGCCGCCGCGCGCCGCAGCCACGATCGCCTGGTGGTTGACGCGGATATCGCGCTGCACGCCGTGGTAGCGGCCGGTCGGATTGTCCGGCGTGGCGTACTGCGGCGCGAACCCCGGCGTCTCGTCGTACCTGATCCGGTACCCCGGCGATAGCTCGCGCATGCCGCCCTCGACGCGCTTGATCGCCGCCGCATCCTTGATCAGCGAGGTGGTGGCGACGAGGTCTCCGTCACGGCGCGCCGCACCGCTGACCGTGCCGACCTCGTGCCGGCGGACGTTGTCCGCGGTGACGTCCTCCAGCTCGCCATCGGCGCGTCGGGGGTGGCCGATCGTGATCGGCGCCCCGTCGTAGCTCGCCAGCGAGTCGGGATGGAACACCTCCTCGGGTGGCCGCAGCTCGTAGCGGAATGATCCGTCGGCGCGACGGTACTTGTAGATGCCGACGCGCGCCGCGTGGCCGTCCGCGCGCAGGAATCCCTGTGCGGTGCGGGTCGGCGATCGCAGCGAGCCCGCGCGCTCATCGTAGCGAAATACCGTCTTGCTCACCCGGCCAGGGTCGCCGCGGGACGCTGGGCGGTCGATTCTGTGAGCGGCTACGTGCTACCGTGGATCGATGAGCGACGCTTGGCTCCATGCCCTGATCCGCCGTGAGCTACGCCGTGGCGAGCCGCCACGTCCGACTGGACCACTCAACCCCGACGTCGTCGCAGAACTCCGCCGCGTCGAGCGCAAGCCGACGCCGAGTATGCTATGCGACGTGTGCGACCGGCCGCCGCTCTGGTCGGTGAATCACGGCAAGGGATGGAGCGTGCGGTGCTGGCCACACCGCGAGCGCTTTGCCATGACGCCGATCGCCGAGTTCCGGTCGTCGGACTTCGTCGGCTACACCGTGTTCACGTGCGGCGACGCGATCTGCGTCTGGCGTGCGGTCCACAACGGGTATCCCGGTATGCGGACATCGATTCACGTCGCGCCCGATACGGTCAGTCGTCCGGATCCAGCTCGCAGTACCGCACGCTGACCTGCCGCGCCTTGTCGATCTCCGCGCTCGCGGCCAGCTTGGCGCGGAGCTGCGCGGACCAGTGCGCTGACACCGCGGCGCGCTGCGCTGGCGTGAAGTAGTGGCGAGGCCTGCCGCAATCGCGTTGACGCGTCTCCTCGTCGGCATCCAATAGCGTGCGCAGCTTCCAGCCGTCGATTTCGTCATCGAGCGGACGCAAGTCCGCAAACGCCTCGGCGATCGGGTCGTTCCATGTAGCGGTACGTCACGCTTCGGCACGTACGATGAGATCGATTCTGCCTCGCGGCTTGGTGACCTCGTCGCCGATGAGCCCATCGGTCGACGACCATCGCGGACCATGCGACGTGATGCGCATCGAGGTTGGTCCGACAACCACGCCGTCCGAGTAGCGATATTCGTCTGACGGTGTTGGCCACCACCGAACGAGTTCACCGATCCGGCGCTCAACGGCGTACACCGCACCGGATGCACGAATTTTCATGGTCCACGATTCGAATGGGATGGTTCCCAGTGGGACGTTTCGTTCGGTCATCCCAACCACCGTACCATAGCCGCCTGACACCTCACACGCCGAGCCGGTCGAGCTCCGCGTAGATGTCGTCGAAATTAGCCTGCTGCAGGCAGTGGCACATGATCGCCCAGCCCGCGTGGCCATCTGCCGGCGGCGCGTCGTAGCGAAACACCTTGCCGTGCCGCGCTTCGTGGTGCGGCCGCGGATGCAGATTCGGCACGTGGATCCAAACGTAGCTCCCGATCCCGAGCTCGGCGTTTCGCGCCTGCGTTACTCGGCTCGTCAGCTTCTGCACCTGGTCGTGAGAGATCAGCCGGGCGTGCCGCTCGGCGATGCCGAACCTGTCCTCGATCTGTCGCTGAACCGACTCGGCGCGTTCACCTGCCGCCGCTGCACGCGTGATGATCGTCTCGACATGCCCGAGCGCGTCTCCCTGCAGACGCTTGATCAGCGACACGTTCTCGTGGACGAATCCGGCGATCAGATCCGGCACGGCGCCGTCCGTCACCACGACGTCGGTTCCCAGCGCGGCCTCGGCCTGGCGCGCGAGTTCGCCACGCTGTTGCGCCGCCACCCGGCCGCCGAAATCCGCCGCGACCGCCTCGAGCTGTTTCTCGGCGATGTCGTGGTCGACCACCGCCCTCACGCGCTTCATCCGCCGGCGCCCCTCCGCGCCCTGGTGATCCTGGTGGTCGTCGGCGCGATGCATCCACGCCCAGGTCGATAGCTCGTGCCGCACGACCTCGCGGAGCTGGTCCACAACGCCGACCAATCGGTGCGCGTAGTCGCTCTCGATGAGAGTCGGGGGTCGAGGCGCGGGCACCGCGCGCCGGACCAGGCCGGGACCGAACCGCCGCGCCATGGCGACGCGTTGCGCAGTCTGGCGGAGCGCGAGCGACGCGGTCACTTGCCGGCCAGCTTGGGCGCGCGACCCGTAATGGTGGCGAGCTCGCGGACCGCCATCGCCGTGCCCCGCGTCGCTTCCCGGAGCGACGCATGCGCGTCCTCGAGCCGCGTGCGCATCTCCGACGCGATGTCGCCGCGCCGGTCAGCCTCGTGGGCGCCCATGCTCTCTGCGGCCGCGCCGGCCGCGGCGTGCTCGGGATGGCCGTCAGCCACACGGACGCCGCGGTCAGCGTGCAGTTCCGCCTCGCGCTGCATCGCGGCGGCAGCGCGCTCGTGCTCCCGGTCTGCCTGCTTGAGCTCGGCAGCCGCGCGCGCCTGGTGACCGTGCAACGCCTCGAGCGCGGTCTGCGCCGTCGCGGCGTGCTCGCGGTATGTCCCGGTCGGCGCCGTCGTCTCGTGCGCGTAGCTGGTCTCGCCGACGTGGCCGGCAACGCGCCCGAGCTGGGTAGATGCCTGCTCGTGATCATCGGTCGGGTCGTGACCGTCGCCGTGATCCGGATGGGCATGAAGCGTGGCCAGCGCGCGCGCCGCAGCGCCCTGGTGCTCGTCGAGCGCGGCCTTGGACCGAGTGGCGCGCTCCTGCACCGACGCATGCACGGCGTCGTACGCGGCGAGCTTTGCGGTCGGCACCGGCGCGACGTGGCCGACCGCAACCGCCCGGTGCTCGTTGGCGATGATGCCTCCCTCCTTGGCTGCCTCGCGTTCACCGCGCGCGTGGTAGTCGGCGTGCCCGCTCGCCTTGGCGATCGCCGTAGCGTCGGCACGGACCCGCGCCACGCGGACCTCGTCGTGCGCCATGCCGTGTCCCGGAGCGAACCTGCCGTGGTAGTCGCGCGCTTGACCGACGGCATCGGAACGGGCTGCCCGACGCACGGCATGCCGCGCCGCCATAACCTTCGCGAGCCCGGCCCGCACCTGCGGATCCTGGTTCTGCCGCTGGAATTCGCTCGCTACCGCTCCCGGGTCGGCCGCGTCGCCGAGCAACTGCTCGGCCAGGTCTGGCGTCCAACTACCGTCGAGCACACGTGCTCGGTACATCGCGCCGATCTCGGTCGTGGTCATTGGCCCATCCTGAGCTTGTTGGATGTCTGATAGATGCCCGTGGCGATCTTCGCGGCCACAGCCGGCTCAGCGCCGAGATGCTCGGCGGCTTTCGTAGCCACGTGCGAAATCGCCTCGTCATCGCTCATGCGTCCACTGCTCCGTTTCAGTGACAGCGATGCGTGCTCCATGGCCTCGTATGCGCGCTCCCGGGACACGCCGGCCGCACTTGCCGCGTGGGCCACGATCGGATCGATGATGTGGTCGTAGGCAAGGTTGACTGCCTCTCCGTGCGACGGCACTCCGTGCATGTCGGCCGTGATGCGGCGCGCGGACATCTCAGTCGTCAACTCCTCGACGGTCGAGCGGTGCATCCCCATATCGATCGACGGACCATGGCCGTGCATGGTCTCGTGGTGCATCGTGTGGGCGGCGAACAGCTTGAAGTACGCATCATCGTGACCAGCCGCGGCGCGCTGCGCTAGATCGTGAAGGCCGGCGCGATCGAGCTGCATGTGTTCCTTGAGCAACGCAGCCTGCTCGTGGCTGATCGTCATGAGGCCCGGGCGGCTCGTGTGTTCGCTCCACATCTGTCCGTACGCGCCGCCCATCTCATCGGTGGTGACCGTGTGCACGGTGTGGGCATCTGGCGTGTTGGTCAATCGCGGCGTTACACCGTAGGCCGCCATGATGCGGTTGTTCGCGTCGCGCAGCGCGGCCTGGGTCTCGGGATCGATGCGTGCGTTCTGGGCGTCGCCCTTGATCCCGCTAGCCAAGCGACCACGGATCGCATCACGAGCGGCGAATGCGTCGTCGTGCGGTGTGGCCTGATGCTGAGCCGGTGCGCCGAGAACGTCCGCGGCGCGTCGGTGCTCGTCGGCCTGCCGGCTATGCTCGTCTGCTTTCTCGTGGTTTCCCGCATCGCGATGGGCCGCGGCCGCACGCTCATGTGCTGCTGCGGCAGCGGAATGATCGTCCGCCACACCGGCCACATGAGCCTCGGCGCCGGCGTGATCTGCGGCATGCGATGCCTTGGCCGCCGTTTGCTCTGCGGCTGCCTTCGTCGCCCTGCTCATCGCAGCGCGTGCTGCGCCGACATTCTCAGCGGTCGGTGATTGCCTCGCGCGCGCTGCGGCGACCTTCGCTTCTTTGAGGGCACTCCTTGCCGATGGCTTTGGCGTGGCAACTACGCCGCCGCGTTGCTCTCCGGTCTTCTCACGCTGCTTGTGCGCGCCCGGGGCGAACTTGCCACCCTTGTCGCGGTACGGGTTGTAGCCTTGCCCGTTCGCCGCAGCTCCGGCAGCGTCGTGCCGCATGACGGTAGCGAGCGCGACCAGGACGGCCTTCCGGTTTGCTTCGGTCGGCTCGCTGCGTGCGAGCGTCGCCGCCGAGCGAGCCGCCTCGAGAGCTGCGCGAGCCCCGGTCACGCCTCGTCCTCGGTATCGATCTCATCTCCTTCACCGTCCGCGCCGTCATCGCTGCCGAACTCTTCACGCAGCGCGGCCAGCTCTGCGCGCTCATCGTCGCTCAGATCTTCCTGGTCCTCGCTGTCCCGTCCCATCGCCGCGCGATCTTCATCGCTCAGCTGCTCGGGCGCCTGCGCCGCGATCGCCGCCTGCGCCTTCCTGCGCTTCCAGTCGACCTTGATCTCGCCGTGCTGCGGGTACTTGTCGGCGCCGTACCAGGACTCCGCGACGTCGTCGGCACTCACGATGTTCGCGTTCACCTGCGCAACGGCCCTGTCCGTGTCGGTCTTGCGCGTCTCGGCCACCTCCTTGTCCGACGGCGACCACATCGACGGGTACTCGATGCTCCACACGTCCGGCACCGTACCGCCTGTCGGCCCCTGGCCGGCGGCGGGCAGGAACCGCATCAGGTGCGTATGCCGCGGCTTGATGCGCGTGCGGCGCCGCTTTTCGACGTTGCCGTACCACACGGCGGTGTCCTCGTCTCCGGTGCGGAGCCCGCTCTGGCTCTGCCCCATGAGCACGCTGACCGGCATGCCGTCGGAGGCAGCGCTCATCAGCACCTTGAACTCGCCGAGCACCTCGGCGAGGCCGGAGAGCGACGACGGGATCTTCGTGAACTTGTCCTTCACGTCGCCGACCACGGCTCGGATCGACGACTTCGCCATCGCCATCGACCTGATCCGCTCGTAGGCGATTTCCTGGCCGTCCTTCGTCGCCATGAGCTCGCCGAACTCGTCCATACCGAGGAATCCCATGTCGTGCTCGTGGAGCAGCGTCGCCGCAGACGCCCAGGCCAGCCCGAAGTCGGCGAGGACCTGCTTGGGCCTGGTCAGCCTACTCACGCCCCACCCCAGCAGCTGCCCGGCGCGGTTCTGCCGCGATACCCGCAGCCCGGGGAACACGATGAGCCGCGAGGCGTGTATCACCTGACCGCCGAAGCTTGCCGTGAAGCCGTCAACGATCGGCGTGAACATGTACATCGACGGCGTCGACCACCCGCGGTTGCCGAGGTCGCTCTCGAAGGCAATCGGCATGAGCTCGCGCGGCTCAAGCACGTGCAGCGCCTTGACGTCGCTGACCGCCTCCCAGCGTAGTGGCGTCGACAGGTCGCCCTGCGCGCCATCCACGATTGGAAAGATCGCCGAGCCGCCGAGTGCGTTCTCTTTCTCCCACGCATCGACGATGGCGTGCTCGACGCCGAGCTCCTCGGCCCATTGCTCGATCGCCTCGCCGAGTTCCTCATCCTGCAGCTTCAGGCTCCAGCCGCGCCGGTAGCCTTCCTCGGGCATGGCCTCGACGATGCGCGCGGCGAGGAACTCGGTCTCCCAGAGGTCGAGCGCTTCCAGATCGGTGACGATGTCGCCGCGGAAGTGCGTGAAGATGCGCCGGTCGCGATGCGTGCCGTGGCCGGTGTAGTGGTTCGTGTAGGCGTCGGCGCGGCGCTGGATGTTGGGCGCGGCCGGCGACGGCAGTAGATCGGCCGCGTCATAGCGCGCGGCCGCCGCGGACTTCCGTGGCCGGCCGCGCGGGTTGCCGCTGACGCCGGGCCGGAACCGGCCCAAGGAGGTGCGGGTCGAGCGCGGCATGGCTACAGGCGCACCGCTGGGCCATTGACGATAACAACCTGGCGAAACAGCGCGCCTGGCTGCTTCTTCGGATCATGGTCACTGCCCAGGGTCGTCTCGATGCGAACGGGCCGCCGGGCCGCCTTGAGCTCGCGGAGCCGCTGTAACGCCTCGGCGCTCTCCCTCGGATGGCAGGTAGTTGCCTGTTCCATGCTTACAGGCTCGGCGAGGATTCCTGTTCGGTCGAGATCAGGCCGTGCTACGGTGCATCGGATGCACACCGTCGACGAACTCCTCCACATGCACGGCTACCACGAGGGGACCGAGCAAGAGCGGCTACTGCTCGTATTCAAAGACCTGTCTCGAGCGCGAGCCGAGAGCGCCGCATACGGCGTTGCGCTACCGCCGCACATGCGGACACTGGCCGATGCCTTTCTCGGAGACCTCGAGCGATGACGCCCGAGTGGATCGTCACCGGCAGAAGCACGTCCCGCCCGGCGCCGCGTCGCGACCGCGATGACGCGTTGCTCGTGGCCCTTGATGCCGAGCAAGAAGGCCGGTGGGAGATCGCGATGCAGATCCGCGCCACCGTGTTCGAGAATCGGCTGGCTGACATCGTTGAGCGCTGGCCGATGCCGTGGTCGCGCGGCGAGTGGCATGGCGAGTTCGTGTCGCTCGACGGAGCCCCGACCGATGATTTCAACTCCGACGACGTCTCCGCCGTCCTCGCATTCGGCGAGGCGACCGACGAGTGGCAGGACGGATCGCAGGCAGGAATCGCGCGCCTCAAGGACGGTCGCTTCGTGTCCTGGGAGTCGTTCAGCGACGTTTCGGGTAGCGGGTTCTCGGCCGATGGTACCGGCGGTGGCGCGGATATCTGGCTATCGACGACGGCAGGAGCCGCCCTTGAGAAGATCAGCGAGATCGGGCGCGAAATGCTGAGGTTTGCATAATCCTATGAAACGACATGATCTATCGCCGCTCGCTGAAGCACAGGACCGCATTCGCAAAACGCTCGCCAGCCTGCCGCCGACTGCTGATACTTGGATGGCGGCAGAGCTGAAGGCCGTGCTCGCGCTCCTGGACCGCATCGGCCAGCATGAGGTGGCTGCGATAACCGCCACCGCACGCAAGCACACGCGAACCGGCAGCAAGCGCCGATGCAAGCATTGCAACCAGTTGCTTCGCGTGCTCGCTAACGGTGAACTGGAGCCGCACATGCTCGCGCCTACGCCACATGGACAGCCTGGACTGCAATGCATCACGACTTCCACGCATGTGCGCGAGCATCGATCTTCACATCCCGACCGACGACGCCTCCGGTGATGCCGCGCCTACCGCGCGGTCATTGCCCTGCCGAGTGATAGCACGCCGTTGGTGCGGTCATCGACGAGCGCGTCGAAGCGCCGGCGCAGGTAGTCGTCGCTGACCTCCGGACCCATCGGCTCGGCCGGCGCCAGCTGCCTGATACCCGCGGCGAGGATCTCGCGGTCTGTCAGCGAGTCTCCGCGAAAGGCAGGTCCAAGCACCGCCTCGACCTTGCGGACAAGACCGACCCGCTCCCTGACCAGACGCTGGACATCCTCGTCGGCGCGCTTCGCCTTGCCCTGCGCTGTCATCGGCACGACCTCGGCGCCGTTGACGGCGCAGCACGCCGTTGGGAACACCCGGGCGTCGATCTCGCGGCAGTACAGCTCTCGCCCAACGCTGTCGGGCGCCTTGGCAGCGACGGCCTTCGGGCATCGCGCACATGACCACCCGACCCCGTTGGCGGCGATGCCGTACGCGGCGAGCTCAATGCTCGAGTACAGCATCCACGCCTCCGGATCGCCGGCGCACTGGTTCTCCCAGTACCGGCACGATCCGGCATCGGCGTTTATCTTGAGCGCGACGCGAGGCCCGGTCGGATCGCCGACGTAGATCTGCAGGCACTTTTCGTCCTGCTCCTTGTTGCACCGGCCGCAGTTGTACCTACCCTGATAGTCGACGGTGCGCGGATTACCCGTGTACTTGTCCGCATAGTCGAGCTCGTTGGCGGCCCGCAGCCGCTGGTGGTTCTCGTAGATCTCCCGGTCCGGGCTGACGTCGTCCGGCTCGACGCACAGCCCATCCGGGGCACGGGTCGGCGTCGTCACCTTGCGCTGTAGGTCCATGGCGATCACTCCACCGGAGCGCCCTGCGGGATCTCCCACACGTCCACGAGCGTAACGGTCCCAGCCCCGCTCGCCACGAGCTTGACGTTGTCGCCGGGCGCGGTCTCCCACACCATCTGTAGCACGATGGTGCCGACGATGTTGTGCGACAGTTTGGTGCGCTCGATCGTCGGCGGAGAGGCGCTGTCGCTGAGCAGCTGAAGCGTCGCGGTCTGGCCCGCGGTGCACACGAACTGCGCCGTGATGAAGTGCATCACATACGCTGACGAGCTCGGAGAGTAAGGCGTACCGATCACGCGCGTGGTGTGGGTGTCGACGGGCGCCCCAGGGTTCTTGTAACGGCCAAGCCAGCTCATGAGGTGAGCGTAACGGGGCCGGGCAAGACGGACGATTCACTTCGCGCTGAGCTTTCGAGGGCTACCCGCCGCCGATTGCATAAGGGCGTGCCCTGCAAGTTGATCCATCTCTTCGTCAATTGGGAGCTCACGTACGACAACCTCAGCGAATGATAGCGCTTCCCCTAACTCGCGTGCCGCTCCGAATGTGTCCGCCAGAGACGCGACAGTCCTGCGCTCCGCGAGGATGTCCGCGCACCTCTGCCGCGCGCGCTCCTGCCGAGCTCCGTCGCCACTCTCGAGCGCGACCCGGGCCACTTCTGCGAGCGTCGGCTGGCCGTTCGCCTGCCACTCTGCGGCAAGCTCCTCGATTTCGTCGTCGGTGATTGCCGATGGAGCTCCGACCTCCAACGCCCGTTCGAGCGCGCGCGGCAACGTGGCGGCGTACACGATATGGAACCCGATCGGCGTGTCCGGGTACCACTGGATGACCCAGACCTCGTCAGTCGCGAGCATGGCGGCGCGATCGTCCGGGTTAACCTTGTCTGGATCGTCGTGACATTCAGCGACGAGCCACTGCTCCACGTTTTGGTAGACCGCCTTGTGCGGGTTATGCTCGATCGTCAGGTTGATGTGCTTCGGAAGGTTCACGGCTCCATCCTACCGAGATATTTTGATAAATTCCGGGTTAGCCTGGTTAGCCTGAAACAATATAGACTCTGCATCGATCGTCACTGCTGTGCCGTCGTCAAGTGTGAGCATGAAGACCGCAGGAAATGGCTTAGTCGGATCAGCGTCCCTTCTTGTGATCGTGCACTCGGTTACGGCACGTCCCTTCTTCGATGCGAGCAAGCTGCAAACGTATTCAAGTTGCGTCATCATGGCTTCATCCTACTGCCACCGGTTCACCATTGCCAGCGTCGTCTCAAAGACCTCGCGGGGCAACGCTGGCGCCCCAGTCTATCGAGCGCCCCGGGTGCGCGGTCATCCACCGACGAGCACGCTCAGCACGGTGTTGGTCGTCAACGAATCCTAATCCGAGCTCGCAGTCCAATACGTCTACCTCAACCGCGCACCCGTCGACGCCCTGTATGGCCAACGCCACCCATCGATCGTTGATGCGAGCCACACCGAGAAGCGCACCGCGACGCCAGCGCCCTTGCGTATCGATCCATCCGACGTCGTTATTCATGTTACCGATTCGTTCCATCCCGCCATTCTACCTCCGCCCGCCGACCAGCGCGAGGCTCCGGTCAGTCTGCGTCATCTCCCGCCGACCGCCGCCAGCCGCGCCATCGCCCGCCACTTCTCGCGGGGGTCCACCGCGCCGCGGTACCGCGCCACGAACTGCGACCACGCGTCGACCCGGTCCTTGCGCCGACTGCCCGGAAACGAGCACATCTCGCCGATGAACCCCTCGTCGAGCGTCTTGCGGCTCTCGAGCTCGACCTGCGGGTAGAGCCACGACGCGCCGTCGCGCACGTAGGTGCGGCACTCCGACCAGGTCGGCAAGGCGCCATGCGCGCGCTGCACCTTGTCCTCGTTCGGCGGTGGCTTCCATGGCTCGACCTCGCAGCGCGCGCGCGTCCCGTCCGGCCACAGGAGCTCGACCTTGCGGTCATGCTCGTCGAGGTACCAGCCGCGCTTGATGCTCCGCTCGACCTCCGCGCAGACACCGGCGCCGAGCGCCTTGAGCTCGACCAACACGCGCTCGATCATCCACGCGCCGATCAGCTCGTAGATGGCCCGGTACGTGCCGTCCACGCCGAGCACGCGCGTCCGGTCGTCCATGGCGAACCGATCATCGCCGCGGCAGCCGCCGACGATCAGCCCGACCGCGGAGATCTTCGCGCCGGGCTTCGGATCTAAGCTGTTCGCGGCGTCGACGCTCAGCGTGAGCCGCTCGAGCTCGCCTGGCTTGATGACGATCGGGGGCATCTCGGCCCGGGGCACGCATCCATCGGGCCGGCGGCGCAGCCCGGTGACGTTCTCACCCTCGAAGACGAAGAACCGCGCATGCGCGCGCTTGAAGATGCCGTCGACGACGCGCTGCGCGTTCTGGTTGTACTGCCCCTCGTACCCGGGCAGCTTGAGCCGCTTGTCGGCGAGCACGCCGGCGGAGAGCCGCGGGTGCATCGTCTCGCCCTTGGCGGTCCGCCAGTCCCGCCAGCCGAACGGGGTCATCTCGGGCGCGTCGGCCGGCCCGTAGCCGTACTCGGCCGGGATGCAGAGGTGCGCCCATCCCTTCGGTGTCCGTGGCGACCAGCGCGCGATCGACAGCAGATAGGCGCTCACGCCTTCGACATGGACGACCTGCTGCATGACGAGCCGGATGCTCCGGTGCTCGTCGTTGACGCGGGTCTCCATGGCGTTGGTCCACTTGTTCTGGGCCGCGAGCCGCGTGCTCTCGTTGTGGACCCGGTCCGCGTCGTCCGGGTCGTCTCCGAACAGGCCGTCGACGTGCAGCCCGGTGAAGCCGCGCTGCCAGGTGCGCGAGTAGCGGACACCTCCCGCGCTGGTCGCCCAGTGGCTCACGCTGTCGACGTCGGGCCGGAGCGCGATGTCGCGCGGCGCCGCGGGGTCGGGCTCGTCAGCCGGGTCTTCGACGTCGTAGGTGTCCCAGCTGATCTCGAAGGTCTCGCGGTACCAGGCCGAGCGGATGATGTCGCGGGTCGCATTGCTGTCGCGCGTGACGTTGGCGTCGATACCCGAGGCGGCGCCGAACGCAAACGTCGGCGCGTGCAGCCAGATCCAGGCGCAGGCGCAGATCATCACGATCGTCGACTTCAACGTTCCTGGCGGCAAATTCTTGATCAGGTTTTGCACCAGCACGTAGCGAAACCACGGCTCCGGATCGCCGTCCTCCCATACCGCGCGCTCGGTGCGCGGCGGCTCGCCCTCCTGGACCTCCACCGGCCACTCGCGCTCCCAGGCGGCGCGCTGCCGCTCGATCATGTCGGCATGCTGGTCCGCCCATGCATCCCAGTCATCGCTGTCCCGGGGCGGACCGTTGGCTACCACCCATCCCTCGAGCTGGAGCTGAGTATGGAGGCAGATTGCGTCAAGGTGCGGCCCCCAGTCGACACGGGTGCATCCGTTGACGACGCCAGCGGCCACGGCCTGCTGCACGAAGTCGCTCAGCCAGCGTCGCGCGAGCTTGGCCCGTGCCCAGCGCGCGATCGCGGCGCGATCGACCTCATCCCGATCCGATTCAGCTGGAGCTATTACCGCCGTGGCCATCGCTGGGCGCCTCCACTGCGGTCGCCGGGATGGGAACGAGCGGAATCACCTTGGCCGGTAGCGCCTGGTCGATCTTCGACAGGATGCGGAGCTCGTCATCGGTGAGCTCGCGGTCGTCCAGCCGAGGCGATGCCGTTTCCATTCCGGACTCGACCTTGAGCGACATGGCGGGCCGGCCAAGGCTCCGGTCGAGCAGCTCGCGGATCGCCCAGAAGCGGCTCTTGGCGTCCTCCATGCCCGGCTCTGCGCCGGCGGCAATTCGCAACAGCATCATCACCAGGTCGGCCCCGCCATGGGTGAGATCGGCGATGAGCGTCGGCACCAGCCGACGCATCTGCATCGCCGCCTTGGTCTGGCCTCCGGGGTTCGGGCATTGCCCTTTCTGGAACCGAGTCGACTTCCCCTGCTCGGTGGCTCCGTGGAAGTTGTCAGCGCGCCGGCTGTTCACGACGCACGCTCCACGACGAGCCAGTAATACGCCCCCTCGTCGGATAGCCCCAGGCCCCGCGCGGCCAGAGCGGAGCGCAGCGGATCGAGGTCCGGCGGCTTCGGCATCTCGGCCGCGCCGACCTTGACCTTGCGGGCACCGGCGGCATCGCGCGGCGGCGCATAGACGTGCATGCCGGCCCTGGCCGCCGTGGCGAGCTGCGCGGCTTGGCGCGGGCTGGCGTAGTCCATGGTCTCGTCCTGCGCCGGCTCGGCACGATCCGGAGTTGTATTGCGCCCCCCGGGGGACATTCTGGGCTGTGCTGTTGTCCCCCCATGCGCCGCGTTGCGCTGTACCACCTCGATCACGGCGCGCCCGACCAGTCCCAGGCGGTCCACGGCCTCTTCCATCACGGCCCGGCGCTGGATCCGCGGCAGGGCCTGCACCTCGGCGGATCGCGCATAGGCCAGGGCCTGGGTCCCGCGCTCGAGGTGCTTGAGCGCGTCGCGGAGGTCCTGCTCGTCGTTCACGGCCGCGCCGGGGGCTCCGCGCCGGCCCTTGCCGCGGTAGCGCTTCCATCCGTCGTTGTCGCGGCGGAACGGGTCGCCGCGATCCTGCGTAAACTTTGCCTTAACCGCCTCGACGGTCAGGCGCTCTGGTCGCCGCGCGGCACATACCGCGCACCCCTTGCCGTCGTTCTTGGGGTGCCCACAGCCCCGCCACTGCCCGAGCGCCTCGCGGCGGTCGCGGACCTTACGCATCGTGGCGATGGCCGCCTTGCGAGCCTTCCTGCGGTGCTGTTTGCAGTAGCTGGTTCCGTCCGCCGCAGGACGCTTGCAGCTTGTCGAGTAGGTGCACTCGTTGTCGAGGAGTCGTCGATGATACGTGGAGCTGTCCACCTTAACTTAGCGTTAACCGCCTCGACGGGTATCGGTCGAATTCGCGTTAGCCAATGGCCTACCGCACGCTATGGCGCCGCCGCGCGGCTCCGTGGGGTCCGGGCGCCGGCAGAGCGGGCGCGCTCCTCAGCAATCTCGGCGATCTCCAGGCGTAGCTTGCCGAGGTCGACCCAGCTCATCTCAGACCTCGTCCTCGTAGTCGCGTACGCGCCGAGCCCACGGGACGACCGCGCGCAGCGTGCTCAGCATCGCTACCACGATGAGCAGCGTGACAATGGGATGCTCGAGAGCGAACTCCTGCATCCGCCCACCGTAGCCGAGCGCGGCGCGGCGCGCTAGAGCGATCATCCAGCAGCGGGTGCGGACGGCTGGCTGAGCGTGGCGATCGCCGCATCGACCTTGGCGGCCTCTGCGCTGGCTGCATCGATGGTCGCCTGCAGCGTGGTGGCCGCCGCAGCGTCGCCGGCCTGCAGCGCTGCGACCTGGTCCTGCGCCGCCTTGAGTTGGTCGCGCAAGGTCTGGATGGAGGGCTGCACGAGCCCGATGAGGGTGTCGACCTTGCCGTCGAGCGTGTCGACTGATGCCTTGGTGTTCTCTGCGATGGTAGCCATGATCTGTACTCCGTTGGTAAGGGCGATGAGGAGGCCGGTCAGCTGCGCGTTCTGCAGCTTCACGATGTCGAGCTCGCCCCTGAGCGCGGCGATCGCGGTCATGACGTCGGCGAGGGTCGGGTCGGCCATTGCTCGCCCACCATGCCGCAGCGCGGCGGCGAGGTCGAGTTGTCGCCCAGCTTCACGTGGAACTGGCGCGCTTCCAGATGACCGACGCGATCTCGTCGTTGCTGAGCGCATCGATGTCTGTTGCCCCGGATGATGCAGCGACTGCCCGAAGGGCGGATCCAACGTGCGGATCGTGCGCGGCCCTGTGGAGCGTGTTGTGGTGCACCTTGATGCCGCTATCCTGAAGCGCCGTGGCCGACGACCGGAACGTGCCGTCCTGCGCCGCGCGCAGCACGAGCCCGCAAACGACATCGTCGACTGGAACGCGCGGGCGCCCGACAAGTGACGGCGGTGGCGGCAGCGCACGGCATGCCTCGCGGATCATGACCTCGACGGCACGCGGCAGGGCCCCGGTGACGCACAATGGCGGCCCGGGAAGCACGCCCCGGATGCGGTCCCATTCGCTACACATGAACTGCACGGCTCCGCGCATCACGTCAGCATCAGCCCCGCGTTTGCCGCGTGACAGCTGGACGGCGTGCCATACGAACGGCCCCATCGTGGTCTTCTCGTAGTGCATCCAGACGAGTTCGTCGAAGTGCGCGACGTCGGCTGGTTTGCTCGGCGTCGCCACGACCCACACGCCGGCGTACTCGACACCGTCGCAGATCACGCAGTCGCTTGGATCTTTCTCGGTATGCGTCCAGCCACGATCGCGCAACGAGGCCCGCATACGCCGCACGTCCACCGCGTCCTTGCGCGCGAGCTCGATCATTCCCATCCGGTGCAGGTCTGCAATGTCCTCGTCACTCCACATCAGGGCCTCGAACATGGCGATCGCCCGGCCACCGACCGGCGTTGGTTCGGCGAGCGGAGCGAACTCCACCGAGTACTCGAGGATCTCCTTGGCCATGTCACGCTGTCGCTTCGTCGGCTCGGACTTGGCAGCTGCCGGCGGAACATTGGCCTGCGCCAATGTCGCCGATACCTCGGGCTCCGCCGGCCGTTCAACGATTGCGGGAGTGTTAGGCTCGGCAGTCTGCTGTGTTCGTATGCGGTCCGCCGGCGGCGACTTAGCCCCCGCGGATGAGCTATGTAACATCAAATTGTTGCCAAGTTTTTGCCGTAGTTCGCCCCCGCCATCCACCACCGCGATTCCATCATCGACAATGCCGGCCCTCACCTTCACGCCGTCGATAGTCACGCCGTGCTCGTCGCTCCGCACGCGGCGCGCGTCTGCCCCGATGCACTGGCTGCAGCTGGACGGGGAGCTGTTCCGGCCGTGTGGGCACATCTATGTCTGCACCGTGCATCGCGCGTCGGCGGCTGCGAATGCCCCTTCCCACGTCGCTCCTGACCCGATCGTGCTGGACACGCCGACCGTGCCGACCACGAACCTCCGCTCGCGCGCAGGGCGACGCAGTCGCATGACCCAAGCTCGCGCACCCCATCTGCGCCGCGCCTCTTCGAGCGCCTGCGCCCTGGTCACGGCGCGTACCTCACGGACGTCACCGAGCTCGGCCGGCCGGCGTAGCCACGCGCACGTGTCGCGCTGCGCAGGTCGTCCTCTGTGACGCCGAGCCCACTGGCCAGCTCGCGCAGCGGAGTTCCGCTCTGCATGAGCGCGATGGCGACGTCGGCGCCGTAGCTGTCTAGCCTGCGCGCCGGCATGGCCTGGACGTGGCATAGGAACACGCGATCCTCGGTGACGACGAACAGCACTCCGAGCACGCGGCCGACCTCGAACACGCCTTCGCTGCGGAGATCGCTTGTCCTAATCATCGGCGTAGCCGTCCCATCCGATTTCGCGCAGCTGCTCCTCGGTCCACTTTGGGCTCGGGAGCGCCTTGATCTCCGCGTCGGTCATCGTGCATACGAAGCGCCGCCAGCCCTCGGGCTTGACCTCGTGGATCTT